TAATTTTCTTGTTGGTTTATTGCTACTAATGTATTAAACATTTTTCTGGCTTCTTCCATTTTTTCGTGTTTAAATTTCTTAAATAATGATTTAATTTCCTTTATTGAATTAGGTTCATATATAATCGCATCATTTACCTCTGAAATAAGTTCTGATAAATCTCCCCTGTATATTTGATTTAATACCTTCCAGTCCACGTTGATTCCTAAAGATTGTAGTTCCTCGGTCATTGATACTCCGTACATCATGATATCGTTGCTGTCTGTCATTTTCTTTCCGCCACACCATCCATACTTCTAATACCTTTTGGATCCGTTTTTGATAGAACTAAAAACATATTTACGAACACTACACGAACTCAATATGGTGGTCTTGTAGTATAGGTGGTTAGTACATGAGGTTCTGATTCTCATAACTCCAGTTCGAGTCTGGACAAGACCTTAAAAGCCAACGATGCTGATTTAAACTTACTTTGTGGTAACTTTACATCCGCATATCTTCCGTGATCAAGAAAGTCAATTCTTCCTGACCAGGGAATTCCAGTATTTACCCATTCTGATATTTTTGATTGTAATGTTTTGAAATCAGGTTCATCAGCACCGATTCCTACTTTACGAAGACCTTTCAATAACTCAAGACCTTCACGAAGTCGTTCTTCTTTTGGTTTAGAACTCATTTTATTTAAAAACGATTTCTTCTTCCAAAGCGTAACTTAAATGTTGGAGGAATAGATGGGATTGTTGTTGTATAAACAGGTGCTGGTGCTGGTGCAGGTGCAGATGTTTCTTCTACTACAGGAGTTTCTTCAGTAACAGTAACTACTTCTTCTACTATAGGTGTTTCTTCAATAACAGGAGTAGTTTCTTCTACTACAGGAGTTTCTTCAGTAACAGTAACTACTTCTTCTACTATAGGAGTTTCTTCAGTAACAGGAACTACTTCTTCTACTACAGGAGTTTCTTCAATAACAGGAGATACTTCTTCAACTATAGGAGCTTCTTCAGTAATAGGAGCAGGTGTTTCTTCAACTACAGGAGCTTCTTCAGTAATAGGAGCAGGTGTTTCTTCAACTACAGGAGTTTCTTCAGTAATAGGAGCAGGTGTTTCTTCAACTACAGGAGTTTCTTCAGTAACAGGTGCTACTTCAATAACAGTTTCTTCAGTAACAGGTTCTGCTTCTTCTTCAACTACAGGAGTTTCTTCTACCAAGGGACAACCACTTTCCACCCATGTTTGTATTGCCGAAAGAGGTTCAGTTTGTTCCAACAAAGTTTTCAAGCGTGCTACAAATTGATCCATTAAGTTAATCTAATATTTTTTTAGGCTTATTATTTCTTTGGTGGTTGAGCGAGAGTATGAACTGTCATAACAGGTATTCCACCAACAGATGCTGGTTTCTGAGTAGTTCCGTGAACAGCGGATTTACTTACATGAATAGGTTTAGAACCTAATGGAGTTCCAGTAGCAGGACCACGAGCACTTGGAAGAGAGATGACATGTGAAGGCATTTACAATTTAGTGAGATAATTGTTTATTTTAAGTTAATAATGAAGCAACGTGGACTTCGTTTAAAAACAATCAAACGATCACATAATCCCGAAAAGAAATGGGATGCAGTGTTCATCAAACCAGATGGAAGACAAATAGTTCAACCATTTGGTCAGAAGGGATTCTCTGATTACACTAAACACAAGGACCTGACTCGTAAAAAGAGATACATAGCAAGACATGCCAGAATGCACGAAGACTGGACAGATCCAACTCGTGCTGGAACTCTGTCTCGCTACATTTTATGGGGTAAACCAACATTAAAAGCATCTATTCGTTCATTCAAGAAGAAGTTTCACGTATAGAAGAAAGACGGAAACTCTTTTCAAAGAACTCGTCCCATGTCAAGGTATAGTCTGATTCTTTATATATGTTCATCGTGTTCACAAAAAGACGAACATATACAAAAAAGATTGTTCCAACAATTATAGCAGGTGTAATGTCTTTCATACTTATATGAAAAAAGTTCTTTTTTTCCATGAAAAGAATCGCATTGATTCTCCAAATATTAAACCAATCAGTCTATGTTTAGGAATGACCTTGATTGCTCCATAAAACAATGAACCCTTCTTTTTAACTATATTTTTTAAGTTTCTCACACCATCTGAATGTATTTTATCTATTTCTTTAATCTTGTTTTCTATGTTCATTTCATTCCTTAATTCTGTTTTAAATTCTTTTACCTTTTTTTGAAATACTCTTCTATCAGCATTTAATTCCTTGATTTTTTCTTTATGAATCTTTACAGATTCTCGGACTTTTTCTTCCTTTTTAGAACTAGCAAGTATTTCTTGACATCGACCATGTAATCGGATACGATTGTCTATCCAGTTAACTCCATTATAATCTACCACCATGTGCGACATAGTATTACATAGAGGACAAACATTTCGATGTTGTAAAGAATTTAGTATACAACGAGTATGATAAGCATGACCACATTGTAATCTAGAGTTTTCACCTTCTACTATGACTTGATTTGTGTCATTTGTCGTATAGACAAGTGTATTAATAGACTCATAACAAATAGCACATTCTTCCTCTAATGACATTGTTCTCTTTCATTCTTTTCCCTTTAACTTACTTATTCTTAGGAAGACGACGGGACAAAACTTCCTTTTGTGTTCCAAAAGTAGATATATCTTCCACATCTTCTGGAATACCTTCAATTGCTCTCAATGCTTCTGCTACACGTGTAGGTTGATCAGAGAAATGAAGAAGCATTTGTGTACGAATGGTGTTTCGTTTAATAGGAGGTTTTACCGTTCTTACAGATCGTGTAATTGTTCCACCTGACATTCCTTCTAATTTGAAATCATCTACTTCATTATCGCGCATAAATGAAAGAACATCTGTTCCTAATCGTGTCTTTTCTTCTTGAATAGTTTTGATACGATTTCGTAATTGTCGTTGTTCATCGTCAAGAGCAATCCAACGAGCAAGTGTATCTCTTACTGGCGGCGCACCGTTTTCCATTTATGTTTATTACGCAGTCTATGTTTAAACTTTTTCCGTAAAGTCTTACGTCTTCCTCCGAAAAGTTTTGGAGGTGGAGCGGTCACAAGTTGCTGTAAACTTGGAAGAGAGTTTAATGTCTCGGTAAGTTTGGTTTTAAGTTTTCCAGTTATTTTTTCTTCGGATTTGTATGCTCTTTGTATCATAAGTCCTGCAAAAGGAATACTGAGTAAAAGTGCTTCAAAGGATGTTTCAAAATCCTGACGAGACATTGCTATAGCTGCTGCTAAGAATGCTAAAATAGCTTTTATAATTTCACCTATCAAACCTCCTATTGCCCCCGATTCAGGTATTGGTATGAGTCCAACCCACGGTTCAAGAACTTCAATATCTGTAGCAGCATTCAGTAGAAATTCTACAACTATTTCAATACTGCTCGAAATCAAGGCAGTTGGAATAAAGGGTAAATAAGGTATTCCGTTCGTCTCAAACTCTTTCAAAAAGAATAACACATTATGAACTGAACTTTCTTGTGGATTACTTCCAAACAATAAACTTAATAATCCTTCTGATGTATTGGTAACTAAATCCGAAACAACTCCTTCCCCTCCTCCTCTCTTTGCGTAAAACTTACTGTATAATCGCTCTGCCATTCCTCGTGAAAAAAGTGGTTCTCCATTTGACACAAAGTAATTTCGTATTTCTTCTGCATTTGAAAAAGTCTTCTTTATAAGTGTTTCTACGAGATCAAGAGCACGATTTACAGCATCACGATATTCAGTATTTTTTGTATGTTTATAAACTATTTGACCTGCTCTGTATTGTGGATGAAACCCTTCATAACTCCACACCATTGTTGTATTACACTTAGAATTTCCAGCGCTTATCACATTCAAGACATGTTACAAAGGTTGTCATAGGTTCATCTGCACTGCGAGTTTGCATTTGATAGTAATCACATTTGGTCTTCTTTTTACATCCAGAACAGAAGAAGTAGATAGATGCTACACCAGAACGACTGAACAATTTCTTATCCTTCTCAATTTGTGCTTCAATTTGCGCCTTCCATCGTTTAGGATTCAAATCAACTACGGTCATTTCCGCAAATGTTTCAATTTTTGTTTCACCTTTTATAAGTTTTTCAATCCAACCATTTTGTTGCATGTTTTCGTAGAACTGAATACATCGTCCTCTGTAATGATTCCAGAAAGCAGGATTATTCCAGGTGACTTCAATTTCATGTTTAGCACAATCGCGTATACATCGTTGAAGCAAGGCATGTTCAAGTGATTCAGAAAGTTCAGGAGACAAACCAACTTCTTGAAATCGTTGTTTCACAATATCACGAATAGGACATGGAGTATTCACATCATGAATTATAACTTGTTTTACTTTACGTTGTTTTACAGGTGCTTCTACTTCTTCTTCCTCTTCCTCTTCTTCGGCTTCTTCTATTGGCACATTTTCCTCTTCATCCTCTTCTACTCCTTCTTCGTCTCCTTCATTTTCTTCATCTTCTTCTTCCGAAGATTCACCTTCAAACGTCCAACTTGAATAAATCGTTTCGTAATCTGCAGGTTTTAGATTCATATAAGCAGAAGACGGTTTATCGTAGTTATCTGAGTTTGAATTAGAAGAAAGCATAACCACCAATGAACCTACAAATATTTCATCCTGAAAATTACCACCTAACATATGCTGATTTACATTTTCGTCATCATCTTCACCTGATTCTGCAAATATTGTTACCCAGTTATCTTTGTCCTGAATCTTTCCCTGAAACTGAAGTCCTGCTTGTTTAGTTTTTGTTCTTAACCATTCGAGAACATCAGCACATTTAGCAGGAACATTCAATTCTTGAAGAGCACCAGAGGCTTGAACACAAGTAGCAATCACCATTTAGTATACTCTCTATTAACCGTGCTTTATCTCTAATCGGTTTTGAACTCTCCAAAACGGATCATACTTCCATCAATTTAACAACTAACAATCAAGATAATAAAATGAGCGCATGGAGAGCAAGACTTGAAAAGAAGCAACAAGATCAAAAGGACGAAGAACGCCGTAAACAACTGGAAGTAAATGAAATTAGTTTCCCATCACTTTCAACCGAAAGCACATGGGGAACAGCAGGTACAAGTAAAGTCAGTGAAGCACCTAAAAAGAGCTTTGCTTCATTGGCTTCAGAATGGAAAGATGCAGAAGATGAAAGAGTACAAAAAGAAAAGGAAGAAGCAGATCGTATTAAGAGAGAAAGACAAGAACGTGAAGAATCGTCTGTGTTATTTAAATCGTATCGTTACAACTTTGGAGATTCACATTCTCGTATGGAAGATACGTATTACGAAGATGAAGAACTTGAAGAAGAACTTATTCCCGAAACAAAAAAGACTGAAGCAGATGAATCAAATGATTGGAGAGTTCAAGAACGAAAACAAAAACGAGCTCCGTTGTCATCATTTGAAAAGATCATGCGTGAAGAAGCACGACAACAACAAGAACTTCAAGAACCTCAATTCTTCAGCGATTACGATCAAGATGACACTGTTTGGAAATACTAGGTACGTCTACTGAACAACGAAATAGCGAATGTTCTTACTAAGTTTGGAATGAAAAAGATAATGACGAAGTAAATACCGCCTATCTTTTTGCCTGCTTCGGTAAAGAATAACAACCAGGAAATAACCAATAAAGTCAAGACTTCTAAAATACCCCAAAGACCACCCATACCTGCATACGAATCAGAAATAGATTTATTGAAGTTATTACGTTTTTGTGTTGTTGATTCTTTTTCCTGTTTATCTACGGTTTCTTGTAATCCTCCTTTTTGGATCAATGGTTTTTCTTCTTTTTGAATACCTTCACGTTTTCTACATCGAAAGTACAACTTTCCATCGCGTGGTGTTGATATTCCTGCTGCATCAAAAAAGGTAACTTCACGATCACCAACTTCTTCAAGTGGACGACGTGCAGGTCGAACATTCTTTGCTAATTTAGCATAGTCAGAAGGATCCATAGTAACGGTATTCGAATAGACTATCCAGATGACGTCAGGTTCGCAAGGTGGAGTCAAGGTAGTTCCAGTGTATACAAAGTAAGCAGGTGTATCAGGTAAAATATCGGTAAGAGACCAAGTATCACCTAATTTGATAGTTGTATCGGAATCAGAATATGGAACAAAAGCATTAAAAAACTTAGAAGAAGGAGTATCTCCAGGAGATGTGCGAACAATAATGGACATACATACCGTTTTTCCTGTTGGATGTGTGAATTTAGCAACTAATTCTGCTTCACCAAATACACTTTCCAATGAATGTTGAGAAGTGGAATAAAGAGTAATTTCTTCACAACTGTATCCTTCTCCGTTATAACTTGCAGTTGGTTTGCCATTTGTAAAGTCTCGTAAAATAA